ATTGGAAGTATTGGTAATGATCCACCTTTAACTGTTTTAATTAAGTTTTCAGAACTTACTCTACCATTTCTAGTAGATACACCACTCTTTTTCAAGCCACTCATATCTCTTTGTATTCTTACGTAGTGTGGAGTTAATTTTTGCCAATTTTCAGCCGTTTTTGCTGATATTCTTCCACTATCAACCATCTTTTGTTGTAAGTTTCTATTGTATTGATATATGTTTTCAGCCCATTTATCAATGTCTGGATATTTTTCTCTTAATTCTTCTAGTCTACTTTCAGAATAAGCTTCATCCATACCTTCAAACTGTTCTACACCCTGTCTTAATCTATCTATATTTAGATTATTTACTAAAAATTCGTTTTTAGCTTTATTAGGAATATCTTTATATATGTCATAGGCTTTCTCAAAACTCATTGATACTTTCTTTCCTTTTTCATCAATAAAGTTTTTAAATGGTCTACCATTTGAATCAATTTGATTTTTACCAATGTCTACTTGAGCTTTGCCATTTACTGCATCTAAAGCATCGGCTTCGTGATACAATGTAGGGTTTTTATATTCTCTGGACAAATCATAGATTGCTGCTCTATGATCTGTGAAGTGATGTCTAAATTTATTCCACGCATTTTTAGCTTTTTCCCAAGCTGGTGTGTGTTCTTTAGGTACTTTATCAAGTATTTCAGGTTTACCATCTAGCATCGTTGCATTACCTTTTTCATCTATTTTTAAAACTTGTTCTCCGCTTTCTTTATTAGCTGATAGCTCAACTCGTTTATTTTCTATTGGTGTTTCTTGTTGCATTTCGACTTTTTTACCGACTCCTGCACCATCATAAACTTTATTTATCCATTCGTTTATACCAAAGTCTACATATTTATTACCCTGTCTATTAAGGTTTTCTTTTGCGTTAGGTCTAGCTGCTTTAAAGCTTTCATAAGCATACTTTTTTAGACTTTCGGCATCCATATTTCTTGCTTGAATACCTATATTTTCTGCTAAATCTAACCAACCCTGTTTTGTCCTTCTTCCCTGTTTATTTGTAGGTACTATTTCTTTTGCTTTATCTAACATAGTTGAATCGAAATTGCTCATATTTGCATTTGAATAATACTTACCATACTCTGATTTTATATCATTGAAAGAATTGGATTTAGAAAGTTCTGGAAATTTAACTCCATTTTGCTTTCTTCTTAAATAATTTAGTTGTTGTTTATCATTTTCAGTAAGTTTTTCTCCATTTTTTTGTTTTGTATAAATGGAGTCTAATGTTTTAATATCTTCATCCGATAATTTATCAAACTTGCTATAGTTTCTTCTATAAGTTCCATCTTCTATAACACGATTATTTTCTTGTTTATTTTCAGTTGCTACATCTTGTTCTTGTTTTACTTCATTTGTAGTTGTTTGTTCTTGAGGCTCTACCCACTCTCTTTTATAGATTTTTTCATCATATTTACGATTGTTTTCTTCAGTAGATAAGTTTTCATCATAAACACTATCCATTATTTTGTTTTGCTCTTCTTTTGATAAGTTCTTACCTACCCAATCGTTTTGCTCTCCAATTTCATCTACGTGGTTTTGTACTTCTTGCCTTTTGGTATCAATAACCTCGTTTTGAGCTTGGTTTTGTGTTTGATTAGCAACTGGTCTAGGTTGTTCTTTTTGAGGCTCTACAACTTGTTTTTGTTGTTCTTGGGCTTGATTTTGAACTTCTTGTTGCTTTATTGCTTCTTGCTCGGCTCTTTTTTGCTCTTCTCTTTGCTGTTTTTTAAGTTCTCTTTGTCTTCTTTTTTCAGCTTCTTGCCTCTCTAATTCTTGTTGTTGTCTCTTTTGTTGTCTTTCTACATTTGCTTCTTGTACATTTTGTAAAGCAGTAGGTGAATCTAAAATAGCTCCTGTTAGAGCTCCTGTTAGAGCTGCTTGTCTTGCTTCTTCTCTTGTTTTATTCCAATCTATAGGCTCATTAGAATAAATTTGTTTTGCTAATGGATCTGCCATAGCTCCAAGATATTCTTCTAAACCTTCACCGGCAGAACTATATAAGTAATTTAAACCAGCTCTTGTAAGACCTCCGGTTTTTTTATCAATCAAACCACCTACAACATCATCTAAACTACCTTTACCCTGTAGTCCAGGTACACCACCGGTTATCATTTCAGTACCCTGTTCTATACCTGCATTTGCTAAACCATAAAGTCTTGCTTGATTTCTATTAGCTCCATCGTTTAAAGCTTCTTCTAAGCCACTTCCATAACTTTGTGCTCCTAAAATAGCATTAGCAGGAAGTTGTCCGGCATAAGTTTTTGCTACATTTTTTGCAATTGTTGCTGCTTTTTGCGTACCAGTCAACCCTTTTGTTGATGCTAACTCTGGAGTAAAACCTAAGTATTGCCCTGCAAGTAATGAAGGAACCATACCACCAACACCCTGTGCTACTTGACCGGCAGTATTGTCACTTCTTACTAATGAATCTTTTTCCCAATCTTTTTTAACATCACTAAAACCTGTTGTATCTTCAAACTCTTTAGTAAGATTTCTTTTTAAAAACTTTTCTTGGGCTTTTTGGTCTTCTTTTAAAACTTGGTCGGCTCTTTTTTTACCATAAGCAAGTTTATTACCCTGATATGTAAGCCAATTGTTTATTGCATCTCCAACATCGTTTGTGAAATCAAGAACTCCTTCGCCTGTTTTTATTGCTCCTTCACCCATGTTGGTTGCTATATTACCTAATGTTTTACCGGCTACTAAAAGAGGATTTGCTCCATTATCTTTTTTACCGGTTTTTGATAATTCTTTATTTCTTGACTGAGTTAAATTGTTGAAGTTATTTACTGTGTTTACCGTTCTAATGTCAGTCAAATTTCTATTGTTTGCTACTTTTGCCGGTGATGTTTGTAATGTTCTTTGTTGCTTTTCTTGTTGTATTCTTTGTCTACCTTCATTTACTCTTTGCTCCATAGCAGAACCTTTGTAATTGTTTACATTACCACTAGCATCTATAAATACTTGTTTTACTTTAGGTTTCTTAGCCATTTAATCACCACCTATGCTCTTATCCATTTACTTCCATTATTAATATAAAAAGCTCCATTTGCATAAATACCTCTTTGAGTACTCTTTCCTGTGTCTTTATAACTCCATTTGCCCGCTTTAGCAGCTTTATTTAAAGTATTTGTTAAACTTGAACTTGCTGATGAACCTTTTGCCATAGTATTTGCAATAGATTTTCCAGCATTATAAACAGCATTTTGAACATTGTTGACTGCATTACTTGTTCCACTACTACTACTTCTTTTTGAAGATCCACTTCTATATGATCTTCCGCCTCCACCACTACCACTGCTAAAACGTTGCTGTAATTGTTGCTTTTGTAAAGCTAAATTTTCGTTGAATTGTCTTATAGACTCTTGGAATTGTCTTTCTTGTAATTCTGCTGCTTTTTGTTGTAATTGTCTACTCAATTCTTTATCTCTTTGGTCTAGTAAGTTTTGAATATATTTAGCTTCAATATCAGCATTTGCTCCTGCTAATCCTGTGTTATAAGCATTTTGTGCATCAGTTGTTCTTCTATTAATATCAGCTAGTGCTGCTGCTTCTCCGGCATTTAAAGCATTTAAGCTTGTATTTAAGTTATTTGCACTTTGCATTCTTGCTTGTGCTCCTAAACCGGAATTTGCTCTACCTGTACTAGCTAAATACTCTTGGAAGTTTCTTGCACTTAATCTATTTTGTGCATTTGCACTACTTCTTTGTGCATTATAAGTAGCTCTATTTTGATTTTGTTCTGCTTGCAAATTGCTTAAAGCTTGATTTCGTGTGTTCTCTAAACCGGCTACAGCAGACCTTTGTTGAGCTGCTTTCAAATTATTTAGTTGTGTTTCATAATCTAAAGCCATTTAATTACCTCCTTAACTTAGTCTTTTCCAAACGTATACACCTAAATAGTATGGATAATATGCTTGTCCACCACCTGTTGCAGATGTTGTAACTTGTGACATACCTTGCCAGTCTCCACTTGCTCCAAAATTTACATTGTTTGGTCTACCATATTGTGCTGTTCTTGAAACGGTATGGGTATGACTAGGCATACTTGATATTGGTATTTTATGTTGACTAGATGTACCACCATATTGTCCGGCATTAGATGTAACAATTTTTAAATAAGCATCTCCACTTATCTTCTCCCAACTTCCTCCAAATAAAGTACTTGGGTTCGAATTACTTACTGTTATATATATACTTCCTACTGGGTATATTTTACTGAAGTCTAGTGTTGCTTGACTTATAGACTCAACTGTATTGCTTAATGTTGTTACTCTATTAGTTAAGTTTGTTAAATCTTCAGCTAAATCTGTTACTTCTTCCCCTGAAGTTGATGTAATTCGATCTAATTCTTCAGTTAAAGTGTTATTAATATAGTTTTTAATTGTTGCTCCGGCTCTATCAAATCTCTCTTTTAGCTCTGATGATGTTAAACCATCCGTTTGATTAGGTCTATCTGATAAAGCTTGTATGTTGTTTACGTTTGCTGTTAACTTTGTTAGTGCCATTTTAGTCCTCCTTTTTATAGTTGTAATTTGATATTCCAGTTATTACTCCTAAAAATGTTGAAATAGCTGAAATTGTTAAAACTATTTTTTCAGTTTCAAACCCATAGATTTGTCCTAATGTTCCTATTAAAGTAATCAAAGCAGGTATAAAAATTATTAACCCCCATTTAAAAACTTTATATACTTTGTCATTTAGTTTCATATTAACCTCCTATATTTGCAGCTACATAACTTAATATTGCTGCGATTACAAAATAAAAGAGATAATCTATCAACTTATCCCATTTTTTGCCTTTATCATTTGCTGCTTCATCTAATTTGCT